ATCTCGAATTTCTCGATTAGCCAATGATCTTCTCCTAATGCCATGCTATCCTCCCGGCCCTACTAGGCCCATTCTTCTCAGCCTCTCCGCATCGCTCTGCGCTCCCGGTCTGGGCATACCCGGAGGCCCAACCGGGCCTGCCGGGGGAGTGGGCATGGGTGGCGGCACACCAGCCATCGCAGGAGGCATTACTCCCGGCGGCGGCATAGGCGGCGGCCCTCCCGGCTGCATTGGTGGGGCACCCGGCGGCATTGGAGGTGCTGCACCCGGAGATGGGCCGGGCGGTGCCCCACCTCCAAGATTATCCGCTAACATCTTCGCTTTGCCTAGTAGCATTGCGGTAAGCTCCCCGGCATAGAACTGGGCAAGGTCTTCACGACCCTGACGCATGGCAGCCTGATACAGGCTCCACAGCCCTGCCTCTGGGAGAGTACGTTCCGCTATCTGTTCCTTGATCGTATCTTCTATCTGATCTGCGTCCTGTATTCCTAGGACATTGTCCCTGATCCAGAGGTCTGGCATCAGTGGTGTCGGGCCTTCACGGGCGATTTGTGCCATAGAGTACTTGGACATATCGTCCTGCGGAAGCCTCGGCATGACAACAATCTCTATATCCCCGCCGTCCTTGACGGTCTTAGGGGTAATCTTTTCTGAGAAGTACATCCTGTTATTGTCCCTGCCGGATAGTTCCATAGCAGAGAAAGCCCCGGACGAGTACTGGTCGCAGAGAAGTCTTGCTAACTGTGAGTATGCCTGTTCCAGTGCGATCACCCTAGGTGAAAGCACTGTCTCAACGCCCTGCTTGAGGGTGTTGATGGCGAATCCCGATAGCTGGAATGGAAGTTCCCCGTACATGGAGTGGGGGATTGCGCCCCTCTGCATCTCTCCAGAGACAAGGCCCATGAATGCGCCTGTCTCACGAGCTACTTCCATCAGTCCTAGAGGCTGGACATCCTCTCCCTGTGCAAGGGCTACCTCTGTGCCTTCCTTGTAGGGGTCTTCTTCGAGGGTCTTGGTTCCGTCACGGGAGACTATCTTCAGTCCCTGCTTGCGGCTCCGTGCGGTAAGTTCGAGCATGACGGACATCATAAAATTATGTTGCTCGTATATGTCCCGTGTGCCCTTGAATACCGACTCCCCGTAGTTCTCGACGGTGTCCTCTATGGACGACCACTCCAGAGACTGTATCAGGGGGTTAGCCCCTACCGGGCCTATGAACACGGGGACTTCGTTGCTGCCGTGCTTTGTTCTCTTCTTGATTATCCTGTGAGGTATGACGACTACATTATCTTCCCGGTCATAGAAGTCGTAGACTTCTATTCCGTCCTCGTCCTCACGCATATCGCCAAGCCGGACATTGTACTGGCTCTCGATCTCTGCCTTAGTCTTCTTGGTCTTGTAACAGGCCCAAGACAGACCATCGGAGTCGGTTCCCCAGAAGGTATGCATCGGATCCCACGGGGTTACGTCCACGTAGGTAGTGTCTTCATCCTTTTTGACCAGCAGTGCCCGGCCTGCATACCATCCCCGCAGGGATATGTACCATGCAAGCTGGCTTTTCAGGTCGGGAAGAAGTTTTCTGGTCAGTCTCTCGTTAGCAGATCTAAGGGCACCTATAAGAAATCGTTCCTTATCGTTGTTAGTCTCCCGAAGGTTTCTTGGGTTGCCGCTGGGCGGTATGCGTATGATTACATCCGCACTTGCCATCCACGCAATGATCTTATCTGCGTAGGTCTGGGGTTCGTTAGAGGTGTATGACTGGTATCCGTCGCCAGCATCGTAGGATTCAAGCCTGTAAAGCTTGTGATCCGCATCCATCCGGGTGCGGAGAGGCTCCGTTACATCGTAATGAGTATCAACAACACTGATTATGTCTTCTACTTTGCGTCGAGCCACCTTATGCCCACCTCTTAACGCTGATAAAGCTGCGGTTGCCGACATGACCGTACCCAAACTTGTCTACGAGTCCGTAGATAACGGCCTTTACCCCGTGGTTATTTTTATCCTCGGGAGATTCACCCACTATATTACCATCTCTGTCCATTTTCCAGCGATAGGCCCGTGTTTGTCCGTCCAAGGGACTGGGAACTACCCCGAATTCGGACAAAATCCCGCCACATTTAGGGTTGAAGATGATTTTTGGGGCATTAGAAACGGGATCGGCCTTCAAAAAGCTCTTCAGGCGTTCCGTTCCCTCGTTGATCCTGACCTTCTGGGCGGCAAGATAGATCCCTGTCTCACCTAGCCATATCTCTGCGGGTGCGCTCATAGCCTGATGCTGGTATCCTGCTATGTCTATCACCCCACCCTGCACATCCTTCCACCAAGGCCGGGTCTTTGCTATATCAATTATCTCGTTAGTGATCAGACCCTGCTCGTAGATCTCGTCTATGACGCAGATCTGTCCGTTTATCTCCTGAACAGCCTCGACAGCATAGGCTCCCGCATACCCCGGATCCATCCACAGGTACACAGGGTCTCCTACTGACCACTTAGCCTCATCGCTGATATGTATATCGGCCCTGAACTCCCCGAACACGAGTCCCTGCGGTGGGCTTGGTATCCCCTCGATGCGTTCCATAAAGAATTCGTCTGAGGCCATAGCCTTCAGGCGAAGTATCTCCGGGTCTGCCTTACCACCGGGGTACAGGTACTGGTTAGAATATGACGGAAGTGAGAAGGACTGTTCTTCCGCTGATCCGTGTCTCCAAGTCTGGAATAACTGCGGATACCATCCCAGTGATCCCTCGAAAGTCCCCGCAAGAAAAAGCCACCCACGCTTTGGAGCGCACCTTCCCCGGAGCCTGTGGAACGATTCAAGATCTAGCTGGCTTGCCTCGCATCCTATGATCCCGTTAGGTGCCTTCATCGCAAGGGTTCTTGGATCTTTCGCAGACTTTGTCTCTATCCGGGTTCCATCCGCAAGAACTATCCTGCCGGGATCTACCCTTTTAGAAGCTTCTGAAAGTACCCCTAGGCTAGCGAAGTCCTGAACCAAGTAATCGAACTCTGCCCTAGTGCGTTCATAGTCTGCCGCAACCAGCCAGTACAGCCCTTCCTCATCGTTCTCAAGGAACCTAGAGACCAGATACTTAGAAGCCACCATACTCTTACCCGCCTGCTCACCCCCCGCAACTAGGATAAACCTCTTGCGGCAGTCTACTATGGGACGCTGCTTCTCGGTAGGATTAAAGTCCAGCTTCTTAAACAGGTACTCGACTATACTTGAATCGGTTTCCGTAGTCATTTGGATTTACCATCCGAGTCCTTCTTCCTTAACAATATCTTCTCTACCTCATCTATCGCATTACGGTGCGCTTCTTCCGCTTCCGTAACCCCCGGATCCGTCTTCGATTTTTTCTTATTCTCTTTAACCCATCTCTTCCAGTCAGCCATCATCTCCTTGACCTCAGTACCAGCCATGTTCCCATCTCTTCGATACTTCTCAGGCCACTCGGCATTGAGAAGTGTAACCAGCAGTATCGGGTTATCATTTGGCTTCTGGTTCTTTATTCGTTCCAGTGCCATATCCTGTAGATGTTCCCTGAACAGCTCCTTGGATACACGAACCTTTGTCCTGAATCCATTAACATCCCTAGCAGACCAGCCCGTAACCGTAGACCTGCCTACACCAGATGCCTCACACGCCTTCCTAATACTTCCAACATCACCAAGAGCAGCAAGAAACGCATCCTGCTTGGCCCTGATCATGTCATCAGCTTCACTCGTGTCCTTCGTTTTTTTGCCCGTCTTTGCTTTTGCCATTTTCTACCTCAGGCCAGTATGTATTATTCCGACCATAGTTCGGAAAGTCTTTTGCATTAAAACATATACTACATATCCCTGTAGAGAAAGCCCCGTTAGGGGAATCGATTATCCAGATATGTGAATGATCACCGACCCTAGAACCAATGCGGCCTGAGTCAAACGAGGATAACCACCCACGGATCGTAGATCGAGGGATTTCCATAATCTCCGAGATCTCACGCTGTGAAGAACCAGCCCTGTAACGAAGCAAGGCACGGGCGATAGTACCTGTCGGGTAACTGTGAGACCTGATTCCCATAATCCACACACGATACACACAACATGCTCTTTTAACAAGTACAAGATATATTATAAATCCCCCCTTTAGGGGGGGGATTTTAATATCATGTCTTATACATGAAGAAGAGAGGATCCATTTCAATGAAACGAGACATGATTTCAATGAAATGATAGTCTTGATTTCAATGAAATACCTGTGCATTTCAATGAAATGAGCATGGGGCGTCTTTAACATGAAAAGTCTGTCATGGGTAGAGGCTATAGATAGAGACAAGCCCCAAGACATGCCCCCTCGCACGCTCCTTTTTTCCGACTTGCGACACCTGCCCGGCAGCCTGTCAAGCCGTGCCATGCTGCCCATGTTTTTGGTGGCATGTCGTGCCTGTGAAACTAGTCCAAGACACCCCAATCCTTGACACCTGTTCCCTTTCCTTATACCGTCGGTGTGATGCTATGGTCAAAATGGCCAAAATCAACAGCATTAGGAGTATGACAAATGACAGATCGAATGCAGCATCAGGACATGGTTGTGGTAGATACGGATGAGAGCTTGGACGACAAGCAGATTCTACTTGAAATGAGGGAGTGGCTGATTGATTGTGAGGTGCCTGCCCGGTGTATGACACCATCGGAGATTAGGAGAATGGTCGACAGGTCATATCAGGGTGGGATCAAGGGATTCATACAGGACACGATAATAGAAAAGACAGTTCGTGTCGGTAGTAGTAAGACACCGGGGGGACGCTGGTTTAGTACCTACATTTCCATTCGATACGATGGAAGACGTCTAGCAATGTTTGGGGTTGAGGGTCCGACTCCGGGGGGGAATGCCATCGGAAGTTGTGGACAAATTAATCCAGACGTTGAACGGCTCGCTCCGGGTTGGACATGGGTCATGCTGGATAGCCTTGCCCATTATTGGGAAGATTGGCATCTAAACGACATGAGAAGCACAACGGGCAATACTTGGGAGTATGAACAGGTTCCTAGTGGGGTTCTTGAGTTCCTTGGATCGTTACCAGACACAGACAGAATTCCAG